TTGATCTCTATGTAGGTCAAATAACAGCAATAAGAAATGATTCTACTCTTAGTAATACTGAAAAAAAGCAAAAAGAGTTAGAGATAAGAAAAGGGCCAGTTGCAGAAATAGGAAGCATAACTGTTGCTGATTCTAGGACTTATTTTTTACAGACTTCTGAAATTCCTAGTACATTGTCTGACCCAATTAAAAATACTTATCTTAAGAATATGGCAGAGAGCATACAATCACAACAAGCTGCCATCGATAAAAATAATTCATCTATTGCAAAGTTAGAAGCAGAATTGGGTCAACCTAATCAATCTACAGAAAATAAAACGCCCACTGAAAATCCTGAAGAAACTAAACCTGCAGAAAATAAAGTACAAGATAATAATGCAACTCCTGCTGTTACAGGAACTGCTGAATCTAACGAAGGTAATCTCACCCCAATTGCACAAAATGATGAAGATGTTTATAAAGGGCGAGCAGTTGAAGTAAAAGGAGTTGGAGATAAAGGTGACAGATTAACACCTGTACGTCCATCTAATCCTTTAAGTGCTTTTAGCAGTTATACTTATAACATAAGTTTGTATGGGATAACACCGGAAGCATATAATAACTGGAATGTTAATGGAAAATGGCTCACAAAAGATTTATCTCTTTTAATGCAAAGTGGTGGTATTAATTCAAAATTAGATGGTGCTAGAAATGAATTTTTTGATTTAGATTTTACCATAGATGATCTTGAAATAATTACACTTACTAATGCTAAAGCTACACGATTTGCAGGAAACCAAAGTGGTTTTAAATTTAAAATTTATGAACCAACTGGAGTTTCATTTTTATCTAGACTAGTTAACGCACAAGTAAAAATACAAGAACGAACAAATATAAAAAGTGATATTAAACAACAAATACAAGCATTACAATGTCCTTTTTTATTAGTAATAAGATTTTATGGATATGACGAAAAAGGTAAATTAGTCAAAAATTTATCTGATCCTAATTCTAATAGCTCTACTAAAACTGATAGTAATTCAAATTTTGAAAGAGCCTTCCCTATTATTTTCAGTAAACTTACTTTTAAATTAGATGGTAAGGTTACTGTATATGATATTGAGGCAAAAATGCTAAATGAAAATATCGGGTATGGATCTGAAAAGGGAGTTATTAAAACTGGATTTGAAATCGTGTCAGACACAGTTAGTAATGCTATAAATTCTCTTCTGGATAAAGTTAATAAACAACAAAAAGATTTAACAATAGCACCAAAAGATCCTAAATCGTCAGCTCCGCAAGAAATAGCTGATGTATATAAAGTTATGTTTGAAGACCAATCGGGTATTGCAGATGCATTGATTGTTGATCAAGATTACTATGTAAAAACGTATACTCCATCGTCTACTGGAATTAGTTACGCTAGTCAAGTTAATGAACGAACTGCTCAAATAAGTACCCAATCAGTTACAAAAGATCAAAGAATAATTAAGATTGCTGAAGGCTCATCAGTATTAACTGCAATTGAAGCTATCATAACTCAGAGTACATTCATAAAAAATTCACTAAACAAACTTGAAAAAGAAGAACTTCAAAAGAAACAACCAAATGATTCGTCAGTGCAAACTACGTCTGAACAGTTAGATTTATATTGGTACACCACAAGACCCATGGTTAAAATCATTGGATATGATAAAGCAAGAAATCAATATGCACACGAAATCACTTACAATGTCATAAAGTATAGAATCCCTCATGTTCAAACATTATACTTAAATAAAACTTTGAAATATCACGGCCCTCATAAAATTTATGAATATTACTATTCAGGTAATAATACTGAGATTATAGATTTCAATGCAACTTTTAATTTAGCATATTATAACATAGGGTCTTTAGCTAGTTCTGCCCCAAATGCTACTAATTCCAATGATTCTGTACGTAATAGTAGAGAACCAGGGCAAAATGGTGATTCTACAAACAAATTGCCAGGTACAAATGAATTAGTTAATAGTCTTAAAAGTTATTTGTATAGTCCTACAGATTTATTAAATGCAACAATAACTATTTTAGGTGATCCGGATTATCTAATGCCTGGTCAAGCCGGCGACGCGGCAAATATGTTTAAATTATTTTATGGTCCTGATTTTACAATTAATCCAAATAGTGGTGAAGTTTTCATAGAGATAGGATTTAAACAAGTAAAAGATTATGATACATACTGGGGAATTTTAGAGCCACAAGATAATGTGGTATTTTGGACATACCCACAAGACTCAGAGATTCAACGAAGAACAAATGGAAGAATGGTTTACATGTTAACCCAAGTTACAAGTAGATTTTCAGGTGGTGTTTTTAAGCAAGAATTAAAATCAGTAATACCATCATTTATAGACCAACCAAAAGGTGCAGGAGGTGGTGGTGGATTACGTGCAGATGAGAATCAATCTCAAGCTGAAGTTAACAGACTATTAAGACAAAATGCAAATAAAACTAAACCAAACATTGTTTCTAAGCCTAAACTACCTAGTAAACCACCATCAACTACTTCAAGTAGTGCGGCCGGAATGAAAAACTATAAACCAAGATTTACACAAACAGTTAATGATGATAATGCACCAGTAAAAATTAGAAATTTAGACAAAGTAAATAATTTTCAATTGGAAGAATATAGAAAAAAACTTGCTGCCGTCAACAAAAAAGATTCTGCCAAACCTAGCCGCAGTGCGACTGGCCGGCTTGAAGGAAAATAATATTATATGAGTAATGAAAATATCATTAAACAACGGGGTACATTAAGCAACTACCGCGATGATCGTGGCAGTGCTATATTATATCCTCATCCTATAATAGGTATTGTAAAGAATAACATAGATAATTTAAGATCAGGAAAAATTCAAGTTTATTTAAAAAGGTTAAATGAATACGATGAAAATGATCCTGACAATTGGACTACTGTTCGCTATTCTAGTCCTTTCTTTGGGTATACACCTAATACAGGTAGCCCCAATAGCGACGGCACTTTCACAGGCAACCGCAATAGTTATGGTTTTTGGGCTACCCCACCTGATATTGGAACAGAAGTTATTTGTGTTTTCATCAACGGTGATCCTAGTCTAGGATATTATGTTGGTAATATACCGCCTATATCATTGACACATATGGTTCCTGCTATAGGTAGTGCTAAAGCTGTGATTCCAAACGCAGGTGAAGCTGAAGGTTATGGTGGGGCATCAGTGTTGCCAGTGACAGAATATAATGATGTAAATAAGGGTCAAGATAATAGCTCAACACCAAACACGGAACCTAGACCAATTCATAGTTATCAGGCAGCAATTTTAAATAAACAGGGGTTAATCAGAGACCCTGCAAGAGGCGTAATATCTAGTAGCAGTACACGTGAAAGCCCAAGTAGAGTGTTTGGTATGAGTACTCCCGGCAGACCTATCTATAAGGGAGGTTACGGAGGAGAAGGTCAACCACCAATTGAAGAAGCAATTAAAAACACATCTACGCCTGCTGAGAATTTTCAGGTAACTGGTAGATTAGGTGGGCATAGTATCGTAATGGATGACGGCGACCTACTTGGAAAAGACCAATTATTGAGATTTAGAACAAGCACTGGTCATATGATATTAATGAGTGACACTGCACAAACATTATTCATCATTCATTCAAACGGACAAAGTTATATTGAGTTGGGCAAAGAAGGTACGATTGACATGTACGCTACTAATAGTGTCAATATAAGAACACAAGGTGATTTGAATTTACACGCAGATAATAATATCAATATTAATGCAGCCAATCAATTAAGTATATCCGCAAAAACATTAAAAACACAAAGCATTGACTCAACTACTCAATATACAGGAACTACTTTCGAACAGTATACTAAAGGCAATCATACTCTTAAAGTTAATAGTAAAATGAGTTTTGAAAGTAAAGGTGAAAGCAGTTTAAAAAGCGGTGGTACCAATTATATAAACGGCGGGCCTAATATAATGTTGAATTCAGGTTCAGGTTCATTGAACCCAGAAGAAGTGAAACAATTACCAATAACTGCCCATTATGATACTTTGTACGATTCATCAAAGGGATATGTATCAACTCCTGATAAATTACAAAGTATTGTAAGTCGTGCCCCTACTCATTCTCCTTGGGAAGATGCAAACAAAGGAGTAAATGTTAAAACAAATTTAGATGCAGGTGCTAATTTACCTGCAGCACCTTCTCCTAGTCTTGAATCAGTAAATCAATCAACACAAAATGCATCAGTAACAACAACAACACCTTCTGTAACCGCAACTGTCCCGCAAGTTAGTAATGCAAGCAATAATTTAGATCAAGGATCAACTGTTGCATTAGCTAGTCAACTTGCAGTAAATGCCGGCAATGGTCCTGCAAAAGATGCTATCGCAACTAATGCAGGTGTTGTATCGGGTGCAAATGGTAAAATGGCTAGCCTATCTCCATATGGATTAAATCCAAGTCAATTGGTTGCAACTGGTTATTTAAAACCAGGAACAGATGTTGCAATTAATAAATTAATAAATGAAGGTAAAACATTAGATGAAGCTATGCCCGATAACTGCTGGACCGGTAAAGATGGTATTACATCAACTCAATCTTTCCTAAATAGCAAACAAGCACAATCTAATGCCGCGGTCAATTTAATTAGTCAGGGTGAGAAATCGATGATTGATGCTGGTATCATTACAGGCAATGAAAGCCCAACACAAACAGGTGGGGTTATATTAAGTGCAGTTTCTGCCGGAGTTGCTTCAACTGTAGACTATGTAAAAACATCTGCATCTTCAGCAATCTCAGTTGATGCCCCAATTACTAGTCCTACTGTTAATAGTGTTACTAATGTTAGTGCAAGTAGTTTAAGCGGAGTAATTAGTCCATATGCTATAAAACCGTCTAATGCTATTGCAAGTGGAAATAATGCAACAGCTATGGCAGATTCATTTAAGACAGGAAATAAATCTAAATCAAACTTTAGTTTAAAGGGATCTGTCGCCGGACTTTTCAATAAAGCAGTAAGTAAATTTAAATCGTTAAAACCAAATATTCCGCAGAAATTAACCGGTGTTATATCTGATGCAGGAGATAAGGCATTAGATAAAACACTCGCAAGTACTTTAGGTACAGGAGGTCCGGTCAATATAAAAATTGCTTCAGCTATAAAAAATAGTTTTAATTCCGGAGCACTATCGGCTCAAAGTACTAAATTGTTAGGGGACAAGGGCATTCCTCCTCTAGCGTTTGATGCAACATCTACTACCCCTAAGGAACAATCAGCAGAAGGTGGTAAAAAATATGATACATTAAAGGCTGAGCTAACAAAATTAGATGATGATAAATGGGTATTGCGTAAAAAATACTACGATGCAAAGAAAATATATGGTGACAGTTCTCCTGAAGCACAAGCCGCAGAAGCTGATTATAAAAAATGTTTACAAAGAATTGAAGAAGTTCGCAAAGAGATGTTTAAGGCAAGCACATCATAAATATGGTATAGGATATAAAAATGGCTACTTTTATAGGATTTAACACTCAAAAAATAGATCAAGTTCGTAAAACATCATTTATTGATAGTGGTGATGGTGGTTCCGGATCGGTCACTAATTCAATAAGACCAACTAAAAAATTTAGAACAGTCGATAGAGATTTAGTAGTGCAAGATTTAATCAATGCATTGAACATTCCCCAGGGACAAAAGCCCGGTAAACCTGAATACGGCACTACGTTATGGAGTTTTGTGTTTGAACCTAATACAGTAGATGTTCAAATCCAAATTGAAAATGAAATACGAAGGATAGCAGGCCAAGATCCTAGGTTAACTCTAAACAGTGTGGTTTCTTATCCACAAGACAATGGTATACTGGTTGAAGTTGAGTTTGCTATTTCTCCCTTCAATGATGTAGAGCAATTAGCTATTAGATTCGATCAAAACACGACCCAAGCATATAGTGCCTAAATTTAGGTGTTTTTCAAATAGATAAATACTATAAAGAGATTATAGTATGGCCACAAGTTCAAGACAATCAAGTATATTTGGTGTAAACGATTGGAAATCAATCTACAAAAATTATAGTCAAGCTGATTTTCAGAGCTATGACTATGATACCTTACGTAAAACTTTTGTAGATTATCTCCGAACTTATTACCCTGAAACGTTTAATGACTATATAGAATCTAGCGAATATATTGCGTTGCTAGACGTTATGGCCTATATGGGCCAAGCATTAAGTTTCCGTAATGATTTAAATACCCGCGAAAATTTTATTGACACTGCGGAACGTAGAGACAGTGTAATCAAACTAGCTAACCTAGTGAGCTATACTCCAAAAAGAAATATTGCAGGTCAAGGTTACGCAAAAATTGTATCAGTATCAACATCAGAACAAATCCGTGATATTAATAATTTAAATCTAAGTAATTTAACTATACTTTGGAATGATCCATCTAATCCAAATTGGCAAGAACAATTTAATTCTATAATAAATTCCGCGTTAATTGATACTCAAAAAGTTGGAAAACCTGGAAATAGTAAATCAATTTTAAACATCAAAACGGATGAGTATAGTATATTTTTACCAAACGGGGCTACCCCTGTAATTCCATTCGGGGCAACAGTAGATGGAATATCAATGGGATTTGAGGGTGTAAGTGTAACCAGTGTTGACAGTGATGACATGTACGAAGTACCACCGGGCAACACTAGTTTATTTAATATTCTATATAGGAATGATAAACTAGGTTACGGTAGCGCAAATACAGGATTCTTCATTTACTTTAAACAAGGATCATTAACTTCATATACTTTTAATTTACCAGAACAAATTACAAATAATAGTGTTGATGTAAACATTGAAGGTATTAATAACACTGATACTTGGTTGTATCAAAGTGATCAAGCAGGTACCGAACTCACATTATGGACACAAGTAGAAAGTGTTTATGCAAATGCTAGTTTGCAAAAATTAACTAGCGGTAAAAAAGTATATAGTGTAAATTCACGAACAAATGATCAAGTAACCTATGTGTTTGGTGACGGTGTGTTTAGTGAAGTTCCGGTAGGGACATTTACTGCATTATTACGTTCTAGTAATGGTTTAAATTATGTCATCGATCCGTCTGAATTTCAAAGTATAACTCTTTCTATTCCTTACATAAGTCGTAGCAATAGAACAGAAACATTGACAGCAACAATTAGTTTACAACTACCTGTTAGTACTGCTCAACAACGTGAAACATTACCTGAAATAAAAGAACGTGCTCCACAACGCTATTATACACAAAATCGTATGGTTAATGGCGAAGATTATAATAATTTTCCATATACTCTTTATAGTTCAATTATCAAAAGCAAAGCCATTAATCGTAGTAGTGTAGGTGTATCTAGAAATTTTGATTTGTTAGACCCAAGTGCAAAATATTCTAGTACAAATGATTTTGCAGATGATGGTGGACTATATGAAGTAACCAACGATGGTTTTACTAATTTTACAGCATCAACAACAAATGATATTACAAATTTTCTATCAGAATATTTACCTGATGTATTAGGCGGCAACCGCGTTTATCAATACTATACTCAATTTTACACCCGATATATAATGAGCGGAGACATTGTTTCTTGGAATCAAACTTTCAATCTTTCAGGAGAAAGTAATGGATATTTCTATAGTAATGGATTGCCTATATCAGTTGGTGTCTATGCACAAGGAAATGTAAAATATATTTCTCAAGGCGCACTATTAGGTTTTGTAGCCCCTTCTGGATATTATTTTGGTACTGACAATAAATTAGTTGCAGGATTAGCATCTCCGAGTGATGTTACATCTATTTGGACTAGCGTGTTAAGCGTCATAGGTGATGGATATAATAATGGCGAAGGTAATCTTAACAATGGACTGGGACCTATTAATTTATCTAATAGCATACCTGACGGGGCAGTTTTATCTGTAATTATTCCTAGTTTAACTAATGTTTTAGGTACAACTTTAACACAAGAATGTATTACAAAAATTAGATTAGGACAAAGTTTTTCATTGATTTATGATAATTCTTTGTTAGCAAATCAAGAACGCTGGTCTACTAGCACATTTAATAATACTGAATATTTGGTAAAATTTGAAAGTTTGGGTTCTACTAGATATTTGGTAACTTACAAATCTATAGGTTATTATTTCGCTAGTGTCAATGATGTACGATTTACATATGACAGAGATAAAATAATATATGATCCACTAAGTGGAAAATTACTACAGGATACTGTTACTGTTTTAAAAGCTAACTCACAACCAACTAATAACTATCCTTTATCAGGAGACATTAAATTAAATGTTTTTGGTCAACAAATTGAATCAGACGGATATATAAATGATTTTGGTGTTGAATTAAGTAATTTTGATTTAACAAGTGTTGGATCATATAAAAATCCAGATTTCTTTGTTACTATAACAGGTTACTTACCTGGAACAGGTAATTACGACAAATATTGTTTTTTTCAAACAATAATTGATGCAAATTTGTTGTCACGTGTTGAGATGATTCCTACTAGTAACATTGTATATGCTTATGCATCAGAATCAGAAATCGCAATTGTCAAATATGAATTCCCAGTAGGACAAGTATTTTATGCAGTTGTAGAAGATAAATTTTATCAATCAGTAAGTGATACAACCAGTGCTAATATTGTTAATTTGATATCAGCTACAGATTACAGTCAAAAGACAGGTCGTCAAGGTTTATATTTCCAATATAAACATATTTCGGGTGACACAACACGAATTGATCCGGCAACAACAAATATTATTGATTTGTACTTATTAACACAAAGTTATTATACTGCATATCAAAATTGGTTACGTGATACAACAGATACAATCATCGAACCAGAAAGACCAACAATTAATGAATTGACACAAACTTATAGTAACATTTATGAATATAAAATGTTATCAGATGCGGTGGTTGTTAACAGTGCTAGATTTAAACCATTATTTGGTGCAAAAGCAGCACCTGAATTAAGAGGCACAATTAAAGTTATTAAATCACCGTTGACAACGATAAGTGATAGTGAAATTCGTACAAATGTTCTTACAGAATTAAACACTTATTTCAGTATTGATAACTGGACGTTTGGTGACACATTTTATTTTAGTGAACTAAGTTCATATTTGCATTCTCAATTAGGAGATATAATAAGTTCTGTGGTTCTAGTTCCAACTAGCCCATTACTTACATTTGGTGATTTATATGAAATCAAAAGTGCCCCTTATGAAATATTCGTAAATGGCGCACAGGCAACAGATATTGTAGTAATAACAGCACTTACCCCAAGTGAATTAAAAGCAGGTTAATATAGGTAATAATAATGGTAACAAAAGTTAGAACAATTGATTTCTTACCGGAAATTTTTAAAACAAAAACTAATAGTCAGTTTTTACAGGCTACGCTGGATCAATTAACACAACAACCAGATTTTAAAAGAATACAAGGTTATATTGGTAGTAAGTTTGGTTATGGTGTTAATACCACAGACAAATATCTAGAGGAACCAAGTAAATCCCGAACAAATTATCAATTAGAACCTAGTATAGTTTTTAAAAAAACAGACACTAGTATTGCTAAAGATATATTGACGTATCAAGGATTATTAGACAGTTTAACACTACAAGGTAGTCTGGGTGAGAACATTAGTGATTCATTACAAAATCAATTTTATTCATGGGATAGTTTTGTTGATTTAGATAAAATAATTAACTATAGCCAATATTATTGGTTACCATTTGGTCCTGATTCTGTTCTTATTACACAAGACCAATTGTATAAAAATTTAACATATACAGTAACATCGGAGCCATCTCAATATTTCTTTGATACTGAAGAATTTAACATTGACCAATCTAATCCGCAAATCACTTTGGTGCGTGGAGGTACTTATGTTTTTGCAGTGAATCAAAATTCAAAGTTTTATATACAAACTAATGTTGGAATCAACGGAGTAGAAGTAACAAGACCTAATTTTAGTACACGTGAAGTGTATGGAGTTGCCAATAATGGTGCATCAACAGGGTTAGTAACGTTCACAGTTCCTTTAAGTAACGCACAAGATGAATGGAATTTTCCCGGAAATTTAAATATTGATCTTGTAACAACTCTCAAATATGAAGATGTTCAAGGTAAGATTTTAAATGATATTGGTGGTATCGGAAATTATATAAACAAAACTTTATTATTTTATGGAAATCCTGCAGGGACCTTAGGAGCCAAATATGGTTTCTATGGTAGTGAATATGATGTTGATCCGTTTGAATATACAACTTATACAGATGTCACTAAAAATTATTATACCATAAATGTATTAGACAACGGTGTAATTAATTTAGTAGAAGCTGGATTACTGCCTGACAATACAAAAATTACTATAAATTTTGGTACTCAATATGTGTATAGAAATTTTGTAAAAAGTAGTTTGGGAGAGATCGTATTAATACCTTACTTAACTGCTAAATTAGATACATATTATTATCAAGATAGCGAGGACTCTAATAAGTATGGTATTATAAGAATAGTTGATTCCAACACATCTTCAAATATAGACATTAATGATATTCTTGGTAAAAAACAATATATTAGTCCTAATAATATAAAATTTACTAACGGATTAAAAGTAGAATTTGCAGGAAACATATATCCTGAACAATATGCTCAAGGTCAATATTATGTTGAGGGTGTAGGCACTAGTATTCAATTATTACCTGTAACTGATTTTACTATTGTTGAAGATTTTGGTGAGTCATCAACCGCCCCATTTGATACTTACTCATATGATAGCACAAATTATGCAGACACGTTATTCTATCCAAAAGATCCAGATTATATTACTATAGCTAGAAATAGTATTAATAAAAATGCATGGAGTCGCAGTAATCGATGGTTCCACATAGATGTATTGAATACTACTTTACAATATGCAGAATCTACTGAAAATACCTATAATGCATTAAACAATTCTGATACACGCGGTAAAAGACCTATTGTAGAATTTTATCCTAATTTAAAATTATATA